TAGCTTTGTATCAACAGTAGAAAGCTATCTAGCTAGAACAGACTTAACAACTGTTATCCCTGACTTTGTTCAGATGGCACAGTTAAGAATGAGTCGTGACTTAAGAACAGAAGCTATGTTAAAAGTAGCTACAACTACACCTTCTGATAATAAAGTAGCGTTTCCTAGTGACTTCTTAGAGTTAAGAGAGATGCACTTTCAAGATAATCCACCTGTTCTATTAGAGTTTCAATCACCTGACTTGTTCTTCCGTAATGGTCAAACATCATTATCAGGTCGTTCACATTATTTTACAATGTTAGGTACAGAGTTTCAATTTGCACCTAGTCAAAATAATACTTATACAATCCAAATTTTATACTATGCTCAACCTACATTTATTTCTACTACGACATCTAGTAACTTGTATTTAGCATACTATCCAGACGCTTTACTTTACGCAACATTAGCAGAAGCAGAACCGTATTTAATGAATGACCCACGAGTTGCAACATGGTCAGCATTATACGACAGAGCAATTGCTAATATTAAGAAAAGCGATTTAGGTCAAACATACGCATACACCACATTAAACGTAACACCAAGATAAAGGAAAAATCATGGCAGAAATGAGTAATTTTTTAGAGAACGCACTTATAAATGCAACTCTACGCAACACAACATATACATCCGTAGCAACAGTATATGTATCACTATGGACTTCAGACCCTACAGATGCAGGTAGTGGTACAGAAGTATCTGGTGGTTCATACGCTAGAACAGCAGTTACATTTGGTGCACCATCTAACGGCGTTACTACAAACTCTGCTGACGTTACTTTCCCAACAGCAACAGCCTCATGGGGAACTGTAGGTTGGATTGGTATTAATGATGCCTCAACAACAGGCAACTTACTTTACCATACACCTTTAGATACATCTAAAACAATTGATACTGGTGACATCTTTAAGATTTCATCAGGTAATCTTTCAGTTACTTTAGCGTAAGGATAATTCATGGCTCTAGTAGTCAAGGATAGAGTACAGGAAACAAGTACAACTACAGGCACTGGCACGTTTACGCTTGCTGGTGCAGTATCTGGCTTCCAATCATTCTCTGCTATAGGTAACGCTAATACTACTTACTACGCTATCGTAGGTGGTGCAGAATGGGAAGTAGGTCTAGGTACTTACACATCATCAGGCACTACTTTATCTCGTGATACTGTATTAGCATCAAGTGCTGGTGGCACTACTAAAGTTACATTTAGTGCAGGTACAAAGAATGTATTTGTAACTTATCCTGCTGGTAAATCTTCTTATCAAGATGATACAAACACAGATACTATGCCACAGTTTGCAGCATCTAACGGTCTTAATGTTAATAACGGAACTATAGGAACATCTTATACATTCCCTACAGGATATAACTCTGTAGAAGCTGGGGATATAACTCTCTCTGGTGGTGTTACAGTTACAGTTCCTTCTACATCAAGATGGGTGATAGTATGAGTTCAATTATAAATGCAACTACCACTAATGGTGTAGTGATACAGCCAGACAATAGTGGCTCATTAGTATTACAAACTAATAGCGGAACTACAGCTCTTACTATAAGTACAGCACAAAATGCTACATTTACAGGAACAGTTACACTCCCTACTGGAACTATATATCCTTTAGTATCAGGTACATCAGTAGCATCTACTTCTGGAACAAGTATTGACTTTACTAGCATTCCTAGTTGGGCTAAAAGAATTACTGTAATGTTTAGTGGAGTATCTACTAACGGCTCAAGTATACCTATGGTTCAATTGGGTGCTGGTTCTGTAGATGCTACTAGTTACACAGCAATGGCTGCTTCAATAAATACTACTAATAACACAACTCGTGGAAATACAAATTCAACAGGTTTTACTATTTCTGGTTCAAATACAGCAGCAGCAGATGTACATAGTGGATTTATAACTTTTTCTTTATTTGGAAGCAATGTTTGGACTTGTAGTGGAAATGTGTATAACTCAAATGGACCAAATTTATCATCAATAAGTGGCGTAAAAACACTTTCAAGTACGCTAGACAGAGTACGAATTACCACAGTTAATGGCACAGACGCCTTTGATGCTGGTTCAATTAACATTCTTTATGAGTAAACTATGAGAACAGAAATTAACGTATTAACAGGTGAAATTACAGAACACGAAGATGCTCCTGTGACATGGGAAGTTCCTATAGAAATAATGCAACCTCAATCTACTAAAGAACAATTATTAGCAGAATTACAAGCATTAACAGCAAAGATTGAGGCTTTATAATGGCTAAACTAATACTTAACGGTTCTACTTCAGGTTCAGTCACACTAGACGTACCAGCAGTCGCAGGTACTACTACGCTTACTTTTCCTGCAACAACAGGTACTCCAGTTATAGCTGACTCATCTACAGGTGGTGCTTATATACCTACAGGAACGACTGCACAAAGACCATCTAGTCCTACTACTGGACAAACAAGATTTAATAGTAGTATTGGTGCTATTGAAGCATACAATGGAACTAATTGGATAGTTTCATCTATGAGTGTAGCTTATACTGCTAGTTACTTAATCGTTGCTGGTGGTGGTTCTGGCGGATACAATCCTGGCGGTGGAGGTGGTGCTGGTGGACTATTAACTTCTACATCAACATTACTTACAGGAACTACATACTCATTTACAGTTGGAGCAGGTGGTGCAGCAAATGGATTATCTGGTGGCTCTCAAGGAGCTGGTAACGTAGGCTCTAATTCTACTGGATTAGGATTAACTGCACTTGGCGGTGGAGCAGGTGGTGGCGGAGGAAGTACAGGTAGTGGTGGAAATGGTGGTTCTGGTGGTGGAGCAGCAGGTTCAGGTTCAGTAGATGCTGTTGGTACAGGTACTTCAGGACAAGGTAATAATGGCGGTACTGCTCTTGTTGTATCATCATATTGGGCAAGTGGAGGTGGAGGCGGAGCTTCTGCAGTTGGAGGTAATGCTGTAAGCACAGGAGGTGTTGGTGGTGCAGGTACTGCTTCAGCTATAACTGGTTCTTCTGTAACATACGCAGGTGGTGGTGGCGGTGGTGGTGATACTCGTGGTGCTGCTGGTGGAGCTGGTGGTTCTGGTGGAGGTGGTCGTGGAGCTGGAAATGGCACAACATCTGTAGCAGGTACAGCTAATACAGGTGGTGGCGGTGGTGGTGGTTCTTATAATAGCGCAGTTTCAGCTGCAGGTGGTTCAGGTATAGTCATATTAAGCGTACCTACTTCATCATATTCAAGTACTACAACAGGAAGTCCAACAATAACTACTTCAGGCTCAAACACTATAATCAAATTCACAGCATCAGGAAGCTACACAGCATGATTACAATATATAAAGGAACAGTATAATGCCTGTTGTCATCTCTGGAACAAATGGCATAACTAATGCTACATGGACTACTGCTGGTAGACCGTCTGCTCCTAGTACAGGACAAATAGGCTACAATACAACTTTAGCTGCATTTGAAATATATAATGGTTCAGGATGGACATCTACTAATGGCGTATGGACTACAGCAAATAGACCTGCAACTCCTCCTACAGGAACTATTGGATATAATACCTCAATCGGTCAACTAGAATTTTATAATGGAACTTCTTGGGTAGGTTCATACGTTGTACCTACATATTCAGCTTCTTATTTATTAGTTGCAGGTGGTGGTGCTGGTGGTTCTGGCACTAGTTATAGCGGAGGCGGAGGTGGTGCTGGCGGATTATTAACTGGAACATCAACATTAACTAGTGGAACTGTTTATACCATTACTGTTGGAGCTGGAGGAAGTCCTGCAGCTAATATTGGGGGAAATGGTAGCAACTCTACAGCATTAACATTAACAGCTATAGGTGGTGGTGGAGGTGGAGCTAGTGGTGCTGGAGCACTTAGAGATGGAGCATCAGGAGGCTCTGGAGGCGGAGCTGGAAATTTAGGCGGAACAGGTGCAGTAGGTGCTGGAACATCTGGACAAGGATACGCTGGTGGTCTTGGAGTAGACGGAGTTACTTATTCAACCCCTTCTGGTGGTGGTGGTGGTGCAGGTGCTGTAGGAGGTGTTGCTCAATCATCAAATCCTAATTCAAATGGTGGTGTAGGTGGAGTTGGCATACAATCATCTATTACTGGTACTGCTACATATTATGCTGGTGGCGGTGGTGGTGGAACTGACGGTGCTGCTGGTGGTTCAGCTACAGGTGGTGGAGGAGCTGGAGGTCTTGGAGGTGGAGGAACTGGTGGTAAATTTTCTACTATAGCTGCTACAGCTGGAACTGCTAACACAGGTGGTGGAGGTGGAGGTGCAGGATTTTCAAGTAATGCTGGTAAATCTGGCGGTTCAGGTGTAGTTATTCTTTCCATACCAACTTCAAGCTATTCAAGTACAACTACTGGTAGTCCTACAGTCACAACTTCAGGTTCTAATACAATTTTAACATTTACAGCCTCTGGCTCATATACAGCATAAGGAAAAACTATGTCACATTTTGCAAAAGTAACAGACGGTAAAGTAACACAAGTAATAGTAGCAGAAAAAGAATTTTTTGATACATTTATAGACTCAAGTCCTGGTACTTGGTTACAAACATCATACAACACACATGGTAATCAACATCCAGAAGGTAGACCTTTAAGAGGTAATTACGCTGGTATTGGTTACAATTATGATGCTACTAATGACGTATTCTACGCACCACAACCATTTCCATCATGGATACTAAACAATACAACATGGTTATGGGAAGCACCTGTAGCAATGCCTACAGATGGTAAAATATATAAATGGAATGAGTCCATTACTAACTGGGAAGAAGTAACACTTTAAGGAGCAATAAATGTTTGGCATAAGTGCATTTTCCCAAAGCCCATTTAGTGCACTAGCAGGCGGACAAACACTACTAGCTTCAGCTAGTGTAAATGCAACAGCTACGGTTACAGCATTAGGTTACAGAATATTATCATTTAGTGGTGCTGTTACAGGAAATGCAACAGTTACTGCTAACGGAGTTAGATTACAATTTGGTAATGCAGTTGTAAACTGCACAGGCACAGTATCAGCAAGTTCTACTAGAACACGCACAGGTGTTGCAAGTATTTCATGTAGTGCAATATTAACTGTAGATGGATTTTCATTTATCTATGCTACAGCAAATATAAATGCTACTGCCACAGTAAGTGCTAATGCAAATACGACATTATTTGGTCGTGGTGTAATTACAGCCAATGCCACTGTTACTGCAAATGGTAATAGAGTGCAACAAAGTAGTGGTGCAATTACAGGATTTGCAAATGTTACTGTAAATGCAAATAGCATATATTCTGCACGTGGCATTATTAACGCTACTGCTACAGTTACAGCACAAGCACAAAGAACAAGAACAAATGCAGCAAGCATTACAGCAATAGGTACAGTTACTGCTAACGCTAACAGAATATTGCTTGATAGTGCATCTATCACAGGAATTGCAACAGTCACAGCATTAGGTGGTTATGTAGTATCAGGTTTTGCACAAGTAAATGGGTTTGCTATAGTTACAGTAAGTCCTAACGCTATATTAGCAGGATTTGCTTATGTAGAAGGTGTAGGAACAGTTACTGCTAAAGGTACAATACAAGGCGAAGGATGGATACCTGTTACACCAGGTGCAGAAACATGGACACCAGTATCAGCAGGCTCAGAAACATGGTCTGCAATATCACCTTCTTCAGATACATGGACAACAATTACAGCAGGAACAGAAACTTGGACTGACATTTCTCCAAGTACAGATATATGGTTAAGACAAGGATAAAAGATGGCAAAAACCAAAATTTCAGAATTTAGTTCAACAGCAGCAGACAATACAGATATTAGTAATATCAATATTGCTGAAGGTTGTTCACCAGCTAACGTCAATAATGCTATTCGTAGCTTAATGTCAATATTAAAGAGCTTTGAAGACGGTTCTAGTGGAGACAATGTAAGTGTAGGTGGAAACTTATCCGTTACTGGAACGTCTACTCTTACTGGTAATGTTACTGCTCCTACACAAACATCTACAGACAATTCTACTAAAGTTGCTACAACTGCTTTTGTACAAACTAAAGTAGGTACATTAGGTACAATGGCATCACAAAATTCTACTGCTGTTGCAATTACAGGCGGTACAGTTGATGGAACAACATTAGGTGCTACTACTGCATCTTCAGGTGCATTTACAACATTATCATCTACTAGTAGTACAACATTTAAAGCATTAGTAACAGCAGGCGAAACAACTACTGTATCTGCTACTGCAGCAACAGGTACTATTAATTATGATGTATTAACACAAGGTGTTTTATATTATACATCTAATGCTTCAGCAAATTGGACTCTTAACGTAAGAGGTAACAGTGGAACTTCATTAAATACTCTTATGGCTGTAGGTGAAACTCGTACTATTACATTTTTAGTTCCTCAAGGTACTACAGCTTACTATCAATCATCTTTTACTATTGATGGAAGCTCTGTTACTCCTAAATGGCAATTAGGTGTTTCACCTAGCTCAGGTAATGCAAGTAGTATTGATGTTTATGTATTTAGTATTCTTAAAACAGCAAGTGCTACATACACAGTATTAGCATCACAAACTAAATTTGCATAAGGATTATAATGCCTTTAAATATTTCAACAGGTACTGCATCTGCAAAAGGCTTTGGATTTACTGGCAATAACCTTATTAGAATACCTGCATCTGGTTCAATTACACAAAGTTTTAATTTAGCATATCAATATGGTAATCCTACAATATTATCATGGACTCGTAGTGGAGATACTTTTAGCTATAATATTTCTTCTGCAACAACATATTGCGGTTCTACATATAGCACAAGTAGCACAGCATCTATAACAAAAGTATTATCTGGTGGTGTATTAGTAGAAACAGTTTCATTTACATTTAATCACCCTAAAGATTGTTGTGCTGGTAATCAAAACTATATTTATGAAAGCTATACTTTAACAATGAGTACATCAAATACAGCAGTATTAACAGCCACTTCATCTGCTGGTACACAAACAGGTTGCTAATATGATTACTACTAAATATCAATTAGAAACAGATAAATTTTTATTTAAAGCTGATTATGATGATGAATTAAACATCATTTATAACCACTATGAAGATAAAGAAACAAAAGAAAAGTTTGTTACAAATAATATAGGTGAATTTAATGGTCGTGTTAAGTTTGACAAAAATACAATTGATACTTATGTATCTCAAGCCATAGGTGCAGCATTTCCAATATTAGTAGAACCCATTGGATTTGTATTTACATATGATGATTTAGAAGCAAGAAAACAATATATTGGTGAAGAAAAGTTTAATCAAATTGTTGTTCAATATCCAAGACTTATTAAAAGAATAAATCAATTAGGATTGCATACTCAAATTATCTATAGAGTTGAAACTTTGCATAATTTTGATACAGGCGAACAAACAAGTAAAGTTATATTTGATAATACTGAAGATAATTGGTGGTCATCACAAGATACTCCATCATATTTAACATCTGAAGTATTTACACCAGAAGAACAAGAAAAATTTGACCAAACCTTATCTGGTTTAGTATATTTAAACCCAATAGAACGATATATATGGAATGTTATTAAAATGATTCCTAAAATTGATTAAGTGAGATATGACAACACAACGCATACAATTTAAAGACTGGTTACCTGACCAACCTAGTATTTTAGATACAGTATCTGAAGCTAATAACGTCATTCCTTTAGCTGTAGGATATGGTCCATTTAAATCAGCAGTAAACTATTCAGGTGCAGCTACAGAAGACCTTAATAACTGTTTTGCAGCTAAAGTGGATAATGATGTAAGTATATTTGCAGGCGGTTCTACTAAACTATTTAAAGTATCTTCTACAGACTTAACTATGGAAGATGTGTCTAAAGCTAGTGGATATACAGGTATTAATAGATGGAAATTTGTTCAATTTGGTAATTATGCACTAGCTTCTAATGGTTCTGAAAAAATACAATATTATGATGTGAACTCATCTACAGACTTTGCAGATTTAGCAGCAGCAGCTCCAGTAGCTAAATACATTACAGTAGTTCGTGACTTTGTAGTTGGTGCTAATATAGGTGCTGGTACATATCCATCACGAGTACAATGGTCAGATATTAATGACCCAACAGATTGGACAGCAGGTGCTGCATCACAATCAGATTATCAAGAACTTCCTGACGGTGGTGATATTACTGGTATTACAGGTGGTGAATTTGGTATAGTATTCTTAGAAAAAGCCATTGTGCGTATGTCATATATTGGCTCACCATTATTCTTTCAGTTTGACACTATCTCACGCAACGTAGGTTGTATAGAAGGTGGTTCTATAGCACAATATGGTGGTATAACATATTTCTTATCAGATGATGGTTTTTATTCATGCAATGGTCAACAAGTTGTTGGTATTGGTTCAGAAAAAGTAGACAGATACTTTTTTGGTAATGCTAATATTGGTGATATTGACTCTATTTCAGCAGCTATAGACCCAGAACGTAACCTAGTTATCTGGAATTACACAACAGTTTCAGGTAATAGAGCATTACTTATCTACAATTTTGAAACACAAAAATGGTGTGAAGCAGATACAGACGTAGATGTTTTATCTACTCTAGCTACAACAGGTACAACTTTAGACGGTATTGATACAGCTTATAATATAACAGCAGGTTCTTTTGTAGTAGGTAAATCATATACTATTAGAAGTTTAGGTACAAAAACAGGTACATATAGTAGAACAGGAACTACTGTCACAGTAACCATGACAGCTCATGGATTTTCTACTGGTAATGTATTAGCTATAGATTTTACTAGTGGAACTGCTTTAGATGGTAATTATACTATTACTAGTACAGGAGCAAATACATTTACACTTACTACAGTTGCTTCAGGTTCAACAAGTGGCAATGTAGAAGCATCTACATCATTTACAAATATTGGTGCAGTTGCTAACACTATAGGGGTATTATTTACAGCTACAGGCGTAGGTTCAGGCACAGGTGTTGCTATTGATATGGCAGCAAGTGATACAGCATTAAAGACTATAGATACTCTTACAACCACATTAGATGATAGACTATATGCTGGTGGTAAATTCTTATTTGGTGGTGTTCGTGATACTAAAATTATTACATTTACAGGCACTCCTGCTACAGCAAATATTGTGACAAACGACCTAGAATATGGTTATAACTCTGTGCTTACTCTTATTAGACCTTCTGTAGATAGTGGTTCTGCAAGCGTTGCTGTGGCTTCTAGACGTATGTTAGACGATACTATTACATATGGTACAGCAGTAACAGCTAGCCAAGAAGATAGATGTGCTGTAAGAAGCGCAGGTCGTTATCACAGAGTATCTTTAACACCTACTGGTGCTAACTGGTTCTCAGCAATTGGCATGGATATAGATTACTCTACACAAGGTACTAGATAATGGCACGTAGTGATATGTACCGTAAACTACCTTGGACAGGTGGTGACCCTAGAAGTGTAGCAGAAATTGTAAACAACCTTGTTGAAGGTAAAAGCAATAATTCTGGTACAATTACTTTAGCTGCAAGTAGTGCTACAACTACCACGATATCTGACGAAAGAATAGGATATAATAGCATTATACTTCTTATGCCTACAACAGCTAATGCAGCTTCATCTTTAACTAATGTATATGTAAGTGCTAGGTCACAAGGAACTGCTACATTAACTCATTCAGC